ATGAAACAAAGAGATGGAATAAAATTGGTAACTTTGATTTCGATTCTCAATTTTTATTCATATGAACACAATGATATTTTCCGCAACCGCGGGTAAAGAAACCGATACAATATTATACAAGAACGCTGAAGAGGTTGTCTTTAAGGAAAACAATAAAGAGTCACTACATAAGGTTTATAATAAAGCTATTGACTTCGCAATACAGGAAGATGTTGAAAATTTAGTCTTAGTACATGACGATGTTATCTTAGAAAACTATTCTGAAGAAAAACTTAATACACTATTTAACAAGTTTGATGTTATAGGAGTAGCGGGCACTACACAAGTTAAACTACAAAGCCCTGCTCTTTGGCATATAATGGGAGGTGGATTTGGATCCGGGAATCTTCACGGTGCTGTTGCTCATGGCGATAAAGACACAAAGCATATGACACCTTTCGGCTCATATCCTAAGCGAGTAGTATTACTGGATGGAGTCTTTCTTGCTATTAAGAGAAAAGTTTTTAAAGAGATTAGATTTGATGAATCTTGCCCAGCGAGGTGGCATTTTTACGATCTTGATTATACTATGCAATGCCATAAAGCAGGATTTAAATTAGGAGTTGGTGATATTTTAATTACACATCAATCACCTGGCCTCAATGAAGTTACTGAAGAATTTAAGAAGGGGAATGAGTGGTTTCTAGATAAGTGGAAAACAAAATAACTTATAATAATATTAAATGGTGGGTAAGCTAGACTTAGATTATTTTGAAAATGTACTTATTTATAAGTCATTAACAGACGGGACGTATCTCGCGTCTGTAGCAGATTTTGTAGAACCGGACTATTTCAAAAATAAAGCTATAGCGAGTATCTTTGAAATAGTTAAAGACTTTTCTGAAAAACGTAATAAATTACCTACTGTAACCGAAATTAAGTCTTATTTGGTTTCGGATGAACAAAAAAGTTCCTTTAAGGAATTAGTTAAATCGTTCAATGATATTGATAAAAATTTAGATAAGGAAGAATTGTATGAAAATACGGAACAGTTCCTAAAAGAGAAAGCTGTTTATCATACAATGCTCAATGTTGCAGAAGATGTATCGAGTGGAAAGGTAGATACGTCTGATGTATTAGATAAATTTGAAAAGTCATGCAACATAAACCTAGTAACTGATCTTGGATTAGATTTATATACTAATATTGATACACTTATTGATGATATAAACTCTGTTGAGAGGCATATACCTAGTAAGTGGGAGTGGTTGGATGAGTGTTTAGGTGGTGGGTTCCTTGAAGCGGGAAAATCTTTATATGTTTTTGCAGGTGAAACTAATATCGGTAAGTCAATCTTTCTCGGTAACATAGCTCATAATATTGCAAAAGAGGGTAAGAATGTATTACTAGTAACTTTGGAGATGTCAGAGTTGCTTTACGCTAGACGTATCTGTTCTAATGTTACGAAAGTCCCTATGAAAGAAATGGTCGGAAATACTCCAGCTATTAAGCAGGCAATTAAGGATGAAAAGGGAAAGATATTTATTAAAGAGTTTCCACCATCGACTATTACAGCTAGTCAGTTGAAAGGCTTTATTAAGAAGTTTCAAGAACAAGGTATTAAGTTAGATGCTATTGTGTTAGACTATCTCAACTTAATGCATTCGACTATGGGTAATAATTCATACGAGAGAATTAAACATGTAACCGAACAGGTTCGTGCTATGAGTTATTTGTTTGAGTGTCCTATTATTTCCGCTACGCAGTTAAATAGAGCTGGGTTTGATCAAGATAATCCAGACCTAGCAACTATATCTGAATCTATTGGACTAGCAGCTACTGCCGACGTCATTGTATCAATCTATCAAAACGAAGAAGATAGAGAATTAGGAATTATTAGATTAGGTATGATGAAGAATAGATATGGACCACGTGGAATGACTCAAGCAATGCGAATTAATTACCCTACACTTACTATTGAAGAAGCAGACGATATTGAATTTGAAGACGATGGAGACGAAACCCTCAATATATTAGCTGGACTTGCATCGTAAGGAACTTATTGTAAATAAGAGTAGTGAATATCCAAGTATGGACAGATACTGATTTACAGGGAGCTGGGTGCGCTCTTGTATTAAAGTGGTTGTATAAAGATGCTAAAGCTTTTAGCATTAATGATGTTACAGAGTATACCTTTACCGGTAAATTTAAAGGCGCCTTGCAGACATTAGATCACTATGATAGAGTTTATATTGTTGACCTAGATTTAACTCCAGAACAAATTAAGCTAGCTGATAGAGATAATGTTGTTGTTGTTGATACACATAAAAACCACATTAACAATAAACCACTCTATAAAAAGGCAAAAACTATTTTAGAAGGCCATCCAGACTACGGTCATCAGTCGACTATCGATTTAATTTATAATAAGTTTGGAGACCACTTGTTACATTTAACCGATAAACAGTTATTAATGGTTGAGTATATCGGCACGTATGATTGGTATAATACACAATATAAAGAGTCGCTTAAATTAAACGCTATTTACTATAATTTAAATGCCCCAAAAACGGAAAATTTTATTTCAGCATTTTTTGATGGGTTTAGAGACTTTACAGTTCATGAAAAAAATGCTATTAAGCTATACTTTAAGAAATTTAAAGACCAGATTGATACTGGGCAGGTGTTTAAAGGAACAATTAAGAACTATAACGTTGTAGCGACGTTCGCTAATTATGCAGTTGGCGAGCTAGCTCACTTTTTAATTAAAAAATATAATGCTGATATAGGTATAGTTGTTAATACGCAAGCTAAAGCAGTTTCATTTAGAAGATCAAAATTATGTGATGTTGATGTTAGTATTTTAGCTAAAACTTTATGCCATGGCGGAGGCCACGCCAATGCTGCCGGTGGTAAATTAACAGAACAATTTGCGAATTTAACAAAACAATTTACCCCATGTTAAGTATACATACCCCGAAAGCACCTTCGAGTACGCTTATAAAAGACGAGACAGAACACCTACTATTATGCTTTTGTACTTTCTGCTCTTCATTAAAAGGTAAAAAATTATCCCTTCAAAATATTTTCATACTGGTATTACAGGAAGAAAAATTAAGAAACATACTAAAAGAGCTTTTAACCATTGAAACTAACTTTGATGTAGTTAAACTATTTATAGACTTCGAGCCATCTATAACAAAGTCGAAGTATATTACAAAATTTCTTAATTCAAATTCCGATATTAATTTATGATCACAGAAAAAGAGAAGCATATATATAATAGTTTTTTATATGCTTCTCGTAAGGCGAAAAACAAACCGGTACGTCTTAGGCAAAATTTTGATAATATTAAAAGTAAAGATGAAGTAGCTCTAAAGAAGCTTAATTTACTTTTATCAAAATATAGTCATATAAACTATAATGATTTTTTTATTGCTCCATATAAAGTATATGGTCCAGATGATTATTTTGATTTGTCGTTTTTTAATACTCGAAAAGCTATAAGATGTTATTCACTATATTGTAAGGATAAAGAAACTCAAAACCCTGACAGTGAAGATAGTATTACCATGCTAAAGGAATGTTTAAAGTTTATATATAACTACTGTCATGACCAAAAAATAACACTTGGAAAATATAGGACATATGTACCAGGACCCGGAGAAACACCAGAAATATTTTGTCACTTAAAAAACCATAAAATTAACTTTTATACATTACATGCCTTTGATATGGACTCAGTCGTGAAGAGTAAAGATGTAGAAATATTTGATTGGCTTATAAAAGACTTTACAGATCTATATTCCAAGACACGTGTTAAGTTTATAAGTTCCAAATCACTTAAACATAAAGCTAGAAAAGGTTTAGAAATAATAGAACAAAAGCTGTTGAAGTTCGGCTCTTAGTGGTTATAATTATGGCATGAGTACTTTTAATACTTCAATGTTTCAATCAATTAAAGACGCGTTAGCAAGCTCCGATAGTAAGGGGTCTGCTACATTCAACGAAATTATGCAGACTAAGGTAGGCAATACCTTTACAGTAAGACTTTTACCTTTTGCTAAAGACCCTAGTAAGACATTTTTTCATTACTATAACCACGGGTGGAATTCTTTCGCGACTGGCCAATACGTTCAAACGCTAAGCCCGCAGACGTTTGGTGAACGAGATCCTATCGCTGAAGAACGCTTTAAGGTTCTTCGAACAGGTAGTGAAGAAGAAAAAGAAAAGATGAAAGCTGTCCGTCGTTTGGAAAAATGGCTTGTTAACGTTTATGTTATCGACGATCCAGCAAATCCGGATAATAACGGTAAGGTTAAAATCCTTCGATATGGTAAACAGCTTCAAAAAATTATTACTGAAGCTATTGAAGGTGAAGATGCTGAAGAGTTTGGTCCTCGTATTTTTGATCTTGGAGCTGACGGTGTAAACTTCAAAATTAAAGTCGAACAACAAGGCGACTTTCCGACTTATGTTTCTTCAAGATTTACTACTGCTGGAAAAATCGACCTGTCGGAAGATCAGCAAAAAGATATTTACGATGGTGCATTTGATCTCACTGAAGTGTTTACTCTTAAGTCTTATGACGATCTTAAAGAAATGCTTAATGAACATTACTATTGTAAGACTGAAGAAGAGCAAGCTGCATCAGTTTCTGCTCCTACTCCAACAGAAGCACCTACAGAGCCGGAACCAGTAACAGTTGGTGGTGATACTGTAGAAGAAGATATTGATGACTTACTTAAAGATCTTTAATATAAATATAAATGACACCAGAACAAAAAGCAGGTTTAATGCAATTTATGGGTCAAGCTTATGGTCAAGCTCATAAACAAGATCAAAATATTATCGGCTCGTCCGGAAATTTACAACCACAGTCTCAACAGTTAAAGGAGCAATTTGAGCAAGTTGCAAGGATACCTACAGCAGTTCCACGACCACACCCGGGCATGCCTCATGCCCCACCACCACCGGCGGCTACAACCCCGGTAGAATTAAAACAAATATCTCCGGATCAGGCAGCGCAAGAAATAGCTAAAATAGAGGTACCGGCACAGGCACCACCATCGGTCCTAGAGGACCAGTTAGAGTTTAATTTAGCAGAACCGGCTAAGGTAGATACAGTAATTAACCTACTAGAAAAGCAAAATTTGCTTTTAAAGGAAATTAGTCTAAAATTAGATAATGGAAAAACTACTAAAAGTAGAAAACAAAGGTGAATTTCTAAAATTTTTAGACGCTATTTCAAAAATAAATGATAGCGGCGTTATTTTAGATTTAAAAGACAACAAAATAACTAGCTTAGTTTCAAGTATAGATAGTACCCTTATATTGTATTCCGAAATTAACACGGAAGTGGGGTTTGAGAGTACAATAAATGTACCAGATGTAAAAAAACTCCGGAGTGTTTTAGATACTATTGAACAAGATGATATTAGCTTAGTAATTAATTCGAACAATATTCAATATAGTGGTACTGGTGTTAAATTTAAGTATCACTTATACGAGGATGGGTTCATTACAAGACCAAATATCAATTTAGATAAAATTAGTAAATTTACCTTTGATGTAGTATTTACTTTAGACAGAGCAACTTTACAGCGTCTGTTTAAGGGGAGTACCTTTGCTTCAGAGACTAATAAAATTTACTTTTATACAGAAGACGGTAATTTAATGGCTGAGCTCACCGATAGGTCACGTCATAATACGGATAACTTTACAATAAGTCTAGGTGAAGTTAATTTTAAATTAGACCCTATTCCATTAAATTTAGATAACATTAGACTACTTACTGGTATTAATAATGAATTTGAAGTTAAAATAAATACTGAATACGGCGTTGTTGTATTTGATATTGAAGATAAAGATATTAAATTAAAGTATATAATTTCTGCTCTAACGCAATGATATCCGTGAATCAACAAAAAAAGAATAAATTAAAAACACCTGGTTATTTTATTAAAAGGCTAAAAGACAATGATTTTGTTACCCTACGTATATTTGATAAATATGATACGTCTGACCCACGAAGATGGACAGTACTAGTAGACCCGACAGGTGCTTCTGTTTTTATAACATGCTTTGAAAACATGCCCTTTAAAGGAGAATATCTATTTAGTTTTGATGATGGTAATCAATGCTTTAAGGGTAACTTTAGTTTAAAAACAGATTCTATTGAAGTAGTTGTTCAGCGACTTTTAAGTGCAGGTGTAAGACAAAAAGACAATGATTCATTTTTGAATAAATAATTTATATGGACGAGGATATTCATAATCTGCCTGAAGAAGATGATGAGTTGAGAGAAATTATTGAGCGGGCTTTAAAGGAGAGTGTTAGAGATAAAAAAACTTTTAAAAGAAAGAAAGATCTTGCACTTAGACTATCGACTATAATAAGTGAGTATATGGATAGTTACATATTATTAGGCTACGACTTTAACGGAAACCATTTAGATATTAAAGCAGCCTCAACTCCGCAAAAAGCTGAGGCCTTAAACTCATTTCTCTTAAAATACTTTGCTTCCGAAGTTCATTCAATAAAGGGTCTAGACCCACCTGGTCCGAATGAAATGCTCTAAAAGAGAAGTGTATGCTGTCCAAACTGGAGACTATGTTGGGCAGATGTTTACAGTTGTTGATCCAAAACAGGACTTTATAGGGTGCTTTGCAGTACCATTAATGCAAAATATAAAAGTTCCAATAGAGTCATTTGAAAACGGAAGGAACAATGATATAATTAAATTTGTAGAGAAGCTGCCTAGAAAGGTTTACTCCGTTGTAGAGGCTCAGTATAATAAAAATGAAAACTCTAATAATAGACGGCAACAATTTAATACACCGAACATTTCATACAGCGAAAGCTCAGTCGAAAAAGACTAAGACCCACACAGAAGACCAAGTAAGTAACTTCCATATATACTTTACGCTTAATGCTGTGAGCTCCTACGTAAAACAGTTTGTTCCGGATAGTACTATATTTGTATGGGATGAAAAAAAGGACTATAAACCCAATATACGCAAGAGTATTTTAAAGGAATATAAAGGCAACAGGACAAAGGATTCTACACCACATCAAAATAATGAAGTGATTAAATCTATACTATACACAATGGGAATTAATTCTATTTTTCCCCGAGAGCTCGAGGCTGATGATATTGTTGCTTATATTTGTAGAGAACATGAAGGCGATAAGGTTATTGTTTCTGTAGATAGAGATTTTTTGCAGTTAGTTAGTGCAGAGTGTACCATGTACGACCCTATACGTAAAACATTTTTTGAAAAGAAAAATTTCAAAAAGCAGACAGGGTTTATAGATGTAGAACAGTGGTTTACAGCAAAATGTTTAACAGGAGATAAGTCAGATAATGTTCCAGGTATACCTCGCTTTGGTAAAGCATCAGTTAAAAGATATTTTGAGGACCCGAGCTATATGCTTGATGACAAACAGCGAGAAATATTTAAACGAAATGTAGATATATTTTGTTTAGATAAGTACGAGCAGTTACCTGATGAAAAACAGTACTATAAAGACCAGTTAGCGGTAAAAGTTGATCCATGTTACAAGACGTTCCTTAAGTACTGTGAAGAGTATTCTTTTAATCGTATTTTAGATAAAAAAGAAGCTTGGCATAATTTGTTTTTTATGAAAAGTCTTTATAATAAACTAAATGATATCGCTTCCTGAAGATTTTGTTATACTTAAATTTTTTGAGTTAGGACTCTATCCAAAGTATAATAAATTTAATAATGTATATCAGTGTAGCTGCCCTATCTGCAGAGAAGGTAAGTCTTTAGGAAAAAAACGCCGTTGTTATTATATTCCAAAAAACGAAAATATATTTTGTCATAACTGTGGTTGGTCTGGTAAGCCTTATAGGTGGATTAAGGAAGTATCAAATAGTAGTGATGAAGATATTGTTAAGGAGTTAAAGGGGTATGTACCAAATGCAGAAGATATAATTGTAAAAGATGAAGAAACTAAACCAACTTTTAAAGTCGCGACCCTGCCTAAGGATAGTATTAATTTGTCTGATAAGTTTCAGCTTGACTATTACGACAGCAATAATATTGTTAGAGCTGTTCGGCATTTAATTAAAGAACGTCGGTTAGATACAGCTGTTAACAAGCCTGAAGCTTTATACGTGTCATTAACAGATATGGTTCATAAGAATAGACTTATTATACCATTTTTTAATGAACATGGTGATATTGAATTTTATCAAACTAGGACAGTTATAAATAAAGATAAAAAAACTAAACCTAAATACCTAGGAAAAATTAATGCAGAAAAGACACTGTTTAATATTGACCGAGTGAGTAACGATCATGATTGTGTTTATATTTTTGAGGGTCCTGTTAATGCGTTTTTTACTAAAAATTCTATTGCAGTCGCTGGTATTACTGAACGAGGTAAATCATTTACACAACGACAAGAAGAGCAGTTAAACTCAACGCTTAAATGGTATGATAAGACATGGATCCTTGATTCACAATGGGTTGATCAAGCATCCTTAGTAAAGTCTGAAGTATTACTTAAACAAGGGGAGAGGGTGTTTATATGGCCCGAGAAATTCGGCAGAAAATTTAAAGACTTTAATGATATTGCAATTGCATGTAATGTAGATGAAATTAAATGGAAATTTATAGAAAAAAATACCTTCGACGGAATCGAAGGTATTGTAAAGTTATCTCAAATTAAACGTTATAGAAATTATACGTACTTAAATTGAGCATTTCCAGTTTGAGCAAGGTAACCTTTAAATGATTCATTTAATGCTGCAAGTTCTGTAGCTACTCTAGCAATCTTCCGCTGTTCAGAAGCTTTCATTCGATCAAAGATTGTATCAGGTTCTGCATTAGCTAAAAGGGTTTGAATAGATTCAGGTGACGAGCCATTTAAGTACTCTAAGAAAGTTTCAATTTCACCAACCCACCCCTCAAGTGTAGCTCTCATAGCTGCGTTTCGTTCGCTTACAGCTACAGCAGCCTTAACGTTAGGGTCTTCCTCAACAGAAGTTTCATCTACCTCTACATCAACATCAAAGTCACCTGCATTAGTATCATCATCTAATTCCGCCTCAAAAGCTACTCTCTCTTCTTCTGTTTGTTCAGTTAAGGATTTAAAAAAACGTCTTTCGAATTTATGCATAAAATTATTTAGTCTCTAGCATAAATAATTACATGGATGGACCAAATATTCCTTATAGTGTAGGCCCAGCGGATAAGCCTATATCTTTTCATATGAATGTACAAGATCAAATATCTATGTACAAGGATAATGAAAAACATCAAAAGGCTCCACCTATTTTACCTTTTGAATTAGAACGTATAAATGAATTACTAGGTAGTACTTTTGTTTCTTTAGCAGAATTGAGAAATATGCTTGCAAAGGCTAAAGCTAGTGAAGAAATCTCTACCGGTGCCGTGGACAATATTAACGATAAAATTGATAAGATTAATGAGTTGATACTTGATATTCCGGGAGATTTGTCTAAAATAGCTATATGACTATCCTTAGATCGATACTAATTACAGGTATTGTATCAATTTTATTTGGGTTTGCTCTTCGTAATGTATTTGGTTTTTGGGAATCATTGACTTTAGCATTTGTAGTGCAATTTATAATTGCATTTATTTCTTCTTCGTTTAAGATTAATAGAATCCAAAACCTAACTAACGAATTTGAGGGAGAACTGGAGCAACTATTAAGCTTAAGTGAAACGACAATAGCATGCCCCTGTGGTAATTATACATTTACAGAAAATATTTTTCCTA